CCATAATCGCATATGTTGGATTAACTTTATACGAACGCATACCCAACTGGATATGGTCCTTTCGTGGATTTACAAACAAAACATATAACGGAAAACAACCCTCTGCAGTTATTGAATGCGAACGAGGTCCTCCTCCTCAACAAGGAAAAGGCGCTGCTCCACCTGCCTTCTTAACTCGTATGGATGCCGTTATTCACTATGTATCCTGTTCGCCTGCTACAAAACGATTATTGTCTATTGCCAATCACGATTACCTTCCATACGAATTTGAAGAAGTCCGATTAGATGAAGACATCTATTTCCGTTTAACACATGTTGATGTAGACGATGGAAATATTAAGAACATTAAGTTTCAGTTAATTTCCTATAATCATCCTATTCAAACTCTTCAAAAGTTTGTTGATTCTTGTAATCAAGACTATGAACGAAGAATGTTAAATAAACTTGGAAATGATTTATACTTTTTTGACCAAATTGTTGAAGGCAAAAAGAAACGGAGCAATCAGAATCCATTACCCTCCAGTTTCTTGGTTTACACAAAGCATAAGTTCTCTACAACCCGAACATTTGAAAATGTTTATTTTGAAGAACAACCTATCGTTAAAAAACGCGTTAACTTCTTTTTGGAGAAGCGTTCGTGGTATGAAAAGAAGGGCATTCCTTACACTCTTGGGTTTTTGTTTCATGGTGATCCAGGTACTGGTAAAACTTCAGAGATCAAAGCAATTGCAAATGTAGCAAGAAGACATCCAATCAATATTCAGTTATCTGAAATCAAAACAAAGACACAATTACGTCATCTCTTTTTCAGTGATGATATTCATGTCTTTAACGGAACTGTTTTGGAAAAATACACTATTCCTATTTCTGAGCGTCTTTACATTATTGAAGACGCAGATGCTATGGGTGATGTTTTACTTAAACGCGAATGGAAGAAACCAGAAGTTCATAATGCTCCTCCTAAAGATCCATTTGCTCCTGAACTAGATGACGATATTATCAAAGATCCAATTGATTTATCCTTTTTATTAAACTTATTAGACGGAACTCTTGAATCATCGGGTCGTATCTTGGTATTTACTTCTAACTTTCCTGAACGCTTTGATCGTGCTTTGATTCGTCCTGGACGCATAGATATGATCATTCATTTCAAGAAGTGTTCTCGTAAGGTTCTCCGTGAAATGATAGAAGGGTTCTATGATATTAAAGAATTAGATCATCCAATATGGGATCATCCTGAAATTGACGAAAAATGGAGTCCTGCTGAAGTCAATCAAATATTGTTTCGTAACTTTGAAGATCCTCAACAGGCAATGGACGAACTTTTACAAAATGATGTTACCAATCCTCTTTTAAAGAAAGAAGATGTTGATTCTACGCCATTGAAAATAGACCATATACATATTCCTGAGACTCAGGTGGAAGACCAAAAAGCATAATGTATACAAAAGATGCTGCTAAAGGAATAGAAGCAAAAATAGCAGTAGTCACCATCCAACCGAATATTCCTCCTGCCGATGGGATTACGATGGATGCTAATAAACCTAAAATTGGAAAGAACCAAACAACCAAAAAGAAGTTACTGTAAGGTTTGATAACTGGAAATTTGTCTAAAAATATAGTTTCGACTGCATACCATCCTGCTCGTGAATACGCCAAGAGCAAGATGATTAGCAAAGTATAACCAAGATATCCGCTTGCTGAAGCAACTGTTGGTTGAGGTGTTTGTTCGGGATGAACATCGGCAACTGGATCTTCGGAGTTCATTATTATGTAGAGAATACGAGATTACCCTGTCCGTTTGTAACTTTCAAGAAGTTGTAAGATTCAACATAAAAAGTTGCAGAATAAGCACCGTATTGAAGAGGGTATGTTGTAGGTGGAATAATTGTCAATGTCTGACCTGCTTGAAGAAGAGGTGGAATACCTGGACCTGGAGAAACTGTTGCTCCGTTTGGAACTAAGGTAGGAACTGGGTTGAAAGCAGTCTCTTTTACGATACAAACGGCAGATGGACTTGTAATTGGAACGATTTGACCTGATGCGTTTACAGTTGTAGTAATGGCAGGAGGAACTAATAGATTGTATTGGACATTTGTGCGATTAAACATAGAACCGTTTAATGTTCCTGATGGTTGAGTAATTGTATTTGGGTCAAGAGCAAATGAATAAACATTAATTCCTGGAAGAGCGGTTGTATCTCCACTTGAAAATTTGTAGTTTTGAATAAATCTGTAAAAGTTTACATTTTTAGTATTTTCACGTTCTTGACCGTCTAAGAACAATTGTTCCTTCTTGTAAGATATCTTGTGAGTTCATACTGTTTGATAATTGAATACCTGAAGAGTAGAAAGAAGTAGGTGGAAGTGGTGAATATACATTTGAAGGAAGAACTGATGGATTTACTGGAGGATAATAAATATTGTCCCAATTTGTGTAGTTGTCCCAATCATTTAACAAAATACGATCTTCGCGTTGAAAGAGAGACACAACACGCGTACAAAGATTATACATTGGAATTGGAAGATTGTTTAATCCATATTGACCGTCTTTACGCATATACTGAACCTGTGTAACCAAGAAAGATCGTTCATAAGCAGCAACGTGTGCTCGTTCGGTATCGGTCAAGAATATATAGTTTGCTTCGATGTATGGATTGAAGTTCCAGTTTTGTAATGATAAATTTGTTGGATTTCCTTGAATATCGGGATACGAAAGAAAGTTTTGAATACCGCGGAAAGGATCTGCTGGATTACCTACAATACGAGTTAAAAAGGTAGAACTACCTTTATTTGCAGGGTTTACATCAATCATCGTAAAAAGATTATAAATACTGTTAAATGTAATTTGTATTTCTACTTCAGATTGAACTAAAGAAACAAGAGGTAATGATTGACCAATATCTTCACAGAACCAGAAAGGAAGAGGAATAGTTAATTGACGACCTGCAATAGAAGGAGCAGGAGGATTTACACCGTCTACATTAATTGCATTTGGATACTGATTGAAAAGACCTGGACCGTTTGCAGGATCATACATATCAGGGGTATTTCCTACCATCTTATCTAAAATAGCACGCTTCGTAGAATCGTTCTTGAGATAACTTGCAATTTTCATCCATTCACCTGTCATAGTAACGATTGGAGTTCCGTTCAAGTTAATAGATGCCTGTTGAATCATGTTGTAACCGAGATTACGAATCCACTGAAACTGAAACTCTTTGGCAAGATGGGTTGTTGGATCTACTTCCACTAAGGGCGACCAAATATCTGGAATATTCACACATAAGTAGCAATCGTGAAGCATATCAGCATATCTAGGAACTTTGAAACGAAAGGTCTTATTACCTGCGATAGGAAGATTGGTATCTGTTACACTATTTGGAGGTAAATGAAAATGCTCCATAGCAAAATTGGTATGGCGTTTATACATCTTCGTAAAATAGGTCATAGACGGATTGCCATTCAAAAAAACATTTTGGGCACCGAACCCTGTTAATTGAACAAGTCCACCTGGCATATTATGTTATATGGTATGAATAATGTATAAGCACCTTCCGTATATTATCATTGGAATTCTCGTTATAGCAGTATTAATTCATTCGTATATGAGCGTTCGCTTCGGATACGACTGGATTGGGACACAGACACGACGAGTTATAGCAAAGACTATGACGAAGAGTAATTCCATAACTGAACTTTATCCAATTCCTGCTGTTCCTTTCATGGACAGATTTTCAGAATACACTAAAATACCAAAAATGAAAGAAAGCACGCACGCTCCTGGATTAGCATATTATTGAGGATTGTTGATAACTGCTTTATTGGCAACCATCATATTAGGAGTTGCTTTTTCACCTGTAGGTGAAAGAATTGAGTTATTTGCTTGGACGAAACCATTAGTGTTGGTACAACAGGTAGGAGTCCATGATACACCTTTTGTACCTACGACTGCATTATAAACTGCACCTGCTTTGAAGGTAGTGTAAGTAGAAGCATAAGCAGACTTCTGTGCTGCTGGGTAATTGCTATAATAACTATTCACTGCTGTTCGTTTTTTCATGGTAGTGACTTCCGAAGCACTCTTAAAACGAGTTTGCTGACTTTCAAAAATAGGACCTCCAAACTGTGTTGGGTTTGGTGGATATTCTGCCATTATATTTACACATTAGAAAAG